TTTTTGTAATATCAAATGCTTGTCCATATTGCGGACGGACTCTTGTCTTTCCATAACTAATAACTTCATTTACAGAATAATAATCAGCATACAAAAAGAATATTCCAATGTCCGTCAACCCTGTCCAAGCAGTTGGAGTGACATCAGACACAACCTCATAAATATAGTCATCGTTCTCATTTGCAAAAGTCATCTTACAAGGTACTGAAGTTGCGGCGAGCTCAATCTGATCTGCAATATTTTCTTGAAGGAAATTTGCATAACCATCTGAATCTGTTTCCCCGAATAAAACTGTTTGCCTTGTTCCGGACGTTTCATTACTTGTAATTGCGGAAGCAATCTTTAATCCAATTGCCGTATTTAATTGGTCTTGAGTATCATCCGCGTCGCTTTTTAAAGATAGACCTGAATCTTCAATAACCTTTGCAACTTCTTCCTGAACCGCATTCAACCAAGACGCTGGTATGACAGTTCCAGGAGGACCATCTTTGAAAAGGTTACTTACATTATCCGCTCCTCGTGTTCTGTGCATTAAGTTCCTCCTGAAACTTTACTTTATTATTCGCCTCTAATTGCCCACTCCGGTTTGAAATACCATTTGCCGATTGCACTTCCACCGAAATTATCTGAAGCACAAATATATCCAACAACTAATTGACTCCCATCAGTAATCCCAATTGATATTGATCCTGGAACTCCTGAGTCTAAATAAATAGGTCTTCCAATTAGCCTACTAAAGAATGTACTGAAAGAAGAATCATAAACAATTCCTTCTCTAAGGATAACCGCTGTACTTACATCCGCAGCATAACTATCCATTGCCAATCCGAGCATTCCAGTTTTTGTAGAATCAGCAACATCAGCAAGCATCCACTCTCCAAGAGATTGATCCATATACATAACATTCATAAAGCTACATGCTGAAGCTACAAATTGAGAATACTCTTTCCATCCTCTTGCAGTTTTATCCGTTGTAATAAATTTCGCTTGTGGCTTTGCCCAGAAGTCTCCACCATTAGCAAACTCCTCTTCCATTATAGTCACTCCAAAATCTCTCAAATCTTGAGCAGAAATTTGTCCAGTGACATTGTCTGCAAACAAACTTAGAATTTGAGCTCTTGTTCTTTGTTGATCAGCCATTTGACTTCCTCCATATATTTTTTATCAGCCTTCTATGTGAAAGCCAGTAGTAAACCCTCTATCAAAACATCCACCGTTATGAGCATTAAAGGATAAAGTGAATGCACTGTCGAAATCTCCAATTAAATATTTTCCGTCGTAAGAATAGTTATCTGCAAAGTCTTCTCCAAATTCAAACCTGAACGATCCTGGAATAATTGATCCATCATTATGCGGGAAAGAATCAAAGCCCCAACTGAAAGCTCTACCAAAAGCATCATCTCTAAAATCATATAAAGCAATCGTATGAGTGGGTTTTAATTTGTTTATTTCAAAGATTATTTGATCCAAACTTCTTATCAGAGTATCAATATAATTTCTATCATTCAACCAAGTTCCATCAATGTCGGGTGGAAAAAATGCTGGGCCAAAAGCTCCTTTTTCTCCAGCTGAAGAAACATAAACTGACCACCAAAATAAGCTTGTTTCAATTCCACATCTGTCTCCAGCAACTGAAACTCCTGCCCTTAATACTGTATATTCTTCTATTGTTATTTCATATCCAAGTGCTTCCGCTATACTTTCAAAATATCCTTTATCTTGTTGTCCTACTGCAATTAGCTTAGCCGTCAATTCTTCACGTCTTTTTGTTGTTGTGCTAGCAAGCTCTCTTCCTACTTCAGGTATACCGAAATCCTTTTCGTGGTCTGTCAATAATTCAGTTGTTGTTCTTGTATCCCGTTCAATAAGTAAATCATCTGATCTACCCTCCACTCTTGAAAATTCCTCAGCTTCTCCATATAACAATTGTTCAAGCCATGTTCCAGTTTCTCTAGACCACGCCCGTCCTTTTGGGAGTAAACTTTGTAGTAGTCTTAAATAATCTAATGCCGTTTTTGCCATTTTTAATAATCCCCAAAAGTTATAGTTCCAAGGACAGGAACTTTATTTGTTGCAATCCCGATATCATCAGCTGGACTATTTATCCTGTGAGTAGTTAATCCAGCAGTGGAGTTTATAGCTGTGATTAAGTCAGTCAAATATATCGTTTCTCCTGGACCGCCGTTTCTTAAAATAAGCTCTTCAATATTTTCTTCTATATCAGCTTGCACCGTTGAATTATTGGGAATTATTTCAATATCAAAATTCAAACTTTGTAAAGACAAATCAACTACATAAAATCCTGGTTCCGCTGTAACAGGTATTCCAACCTGTAAACCTGTTAAAGTGTCCGTATGCTCAACCACATAATCAAATACATCTTGTCTTTCTTCTGAGTCTGGAATAATTGATGAATCATTATCTCTAACAAAAGCTAATCCAATTGTTCCAATCCCTTGATATTGAGGAAAGCTCCAAGCCCTTGTCACTCCTGGGTATTCTAAAGCCCAAGTGACATAATCAAAATCAGCTCCTCCGTGTGGAGGTTGACGTTTTCTTGAGATTGCCCTATCCCGTAAATCGTCATCTGTCTCTTTATCAAGACCACCAGTGATACCATTTGTGTCTACAGTTACATCAGAATCAATTCCTGCTATTGGAGAAATGAAAGATAAAGTTATCCCTGAGTCGTCATTTCCATCAGTACCCGCAACAGAAGCTGTAAAGTCAATGTCAACAACTCCACCTACAATTATATAATCCGCGTCTGTTATGTAAACCTCTTCCGCTTCACTTTGTAATTCTGAACCCGCGGGAATTGTCAAACCTGAAGTACCTGAACCAGAACCCGTCCCTTCTGCCTTTACAGATTCCTTCCTTGAGATTCCATATTCAGATGCGGACGTCTCTAAGTTTTCAGCATCTGAGGAAGTCAAAAATAATTGATCTTTTTGATACTGCAAATATCCATATAATAAATGAACGGCTCCAGCATAAACGATTGCCATTACCCGTAAAATTGATCTTCTCAATATAGAATTTGAATCCTCAATTCTTGATTGGAAGTCAGTAACTATCCGGTCTTTTATTTCTGTCAGTGTCGGTCTTTCAAAAGACATATTTCCACCCGTATATTATACTAAATTTTATATACAAAAAATAATTATTGTTTCAACACTCAAAGCTCTTAACCCTTTTGTACAGGTAGGTATATTAAAAGCCTTTACAGGGCCTTACAAACAGCCGTTTTAAACCTGTATCTATACATTTACAAACTGTTTACTCCACACATCGTCAAACTCAAAAGTCTCTATATTTCCATCAACTTTAAAAACCTTAACACTGAACTCTAATCTCTCAGTGTCTCCAACTTTATTTCTTTCAACATCAACTTGAACTTTGACAGCAACTCCATCTTCAATTAACCATTCGACACATTCCTCAATAATTCCCTGTGCTGTGATTAAAGTTTCTTGAGTAGTTTTAGACCTGTCAAGTGTCCACAATCTTGATCCTATTTGATCATCTTCAACATCAGGAATTTGATCCCCCCACCAACCGCGTCTATCATTTGCATCATCAAGTATATCATCTTCTTTTGCACGCCTGTCCGTAAATAGGGAAATAAATAATGCAGATTCAAGCCCTTCTTCTCTTACAAGGTCACCATTAGAAAACTCAATATCTCCATGACTTTCAGTCTCATCCCATACTAGTTTTATATCTTTTGCCATTATACTATTGTCCCATTAACTGTATCTGGAGTAGTTACAATTCCATTAGTTGATATATGTAAAACAATTGCACCTGAAATAGCTTTCCATATTGCATCAGCCTCTGCCGGTAAAACTGCACCAGTAACACTCTCAATTGCTGCCTTAATTTCAGTGCCTAGTAAATCCCCGTTCATAGCCATAGTTATTCTCCTTTAAGTTTTACTATTCCGCCATTCGGTCCGCCATGCGGAAGTCCATCAAAAGGACAAACAATCTTAGTGTTTGGAATCCAAGTTGAAGCATCACCTGTTTTTAAAATAACATTTCCCCCATCTGAATATACACAGACATCTCCTTCAGATAAAGATGATGGCCTTGAATCTCTATCGTGAACAACAAGTGCAAGACCTTGATCTCTGTTCCCATTAAGAAAAACAATAATAGCTTCCGCTCCACTTTTTGGGTAACTTTCAAAGCCATAATTCTGAGGACGTTCAACACCTGTAATTGTTTCACCTTCTAACCCTGTTACCTGTATCGTCTGAGCTTTACCAGAATTTTTTATAGCCGTCAATATTGCTCTCCCTATTATCAAATAAATTTTTCTTTTGATAGGATCAAGCAATCTCATTATGTCTTTACGTTCCATTTAATCAAATCCCAACTTTATATTTTGTGGAGTTGCATTCAGTGAGTAAGTATCTTTGTCGACTAAAGATATTTTTGTAACCGTTCCAAGTTCTTCATTATAAACAAAGTCCAAACTCCATATTAACATTGTCCCGTCTATGTCTAAAGTTATGTCCTTAACTCTTGCCAGTGTATTTATTTCCCAAACTTTTCCGTTAGATTGTACCCATTCGTTTACCGTATATGTAACCGATCTTGAATGTCCAGCCCTTAAATTCGATTCCCATTTTGCCCTATCTCTACACCTACCTGAATCTGTAATTCCCTCTGAAAAAATAACTTTCGGTCTTGTTCTACTTACCAAACTATCTTTTGCTTTTCCAAAAGGTGAAACAAAATCTTTCAGGCTTTTATTATCATCACCAACTCCAGTACCTTTTACAATATATTCACTGTATCTATCCTCATTGGATTGATGAACGTCACCACTAGATGCATTATTCCCAACTTCAATTGAGTCCTTTGCAATTTCTGTAGTTCTTGCCCTTGTCAAAGTTAGCTTTCCATCACCATAAGAAAGAGGAAGTATGGAATAATCATTACATAATTCTGCGATCATTTCAAAACAAGAAACACCTTCCTGAACTTTGAAAGTTGGAACAATTTTTGACGTGGAACTGGAAGCAGTTTTGTCCACTGTAACTGATATCCCGAAAGGCTTACAAATATTTGTAATAATATTCTTGACAGTTTGTTTTTTCCACTCATTTGCTGATCCTTCAAATGGACAGTCAACTAAGTCCCCAGTATTATCCCTCCCAACTATTTGTATAAACTCATTATCCTCATCATAAATAATTGGCATCCCTTCCACAAAGCCAGTCGCAACAATGTCATCTCTGATTGTAGCAACACAAATATCCCCTATTTTTATTTTCCAGCCAGCTGGGTTTGTATCAAAGAAGTTGTTTGTAGCTATACCAAAAGCTCCAGTTATTTCTTCCATTGACCTGTGAACATGAACAGCTTCCCATCCACCAAACTCAATTCCATTTATTTTTAATAGAAGATCACCTTCTGTTTTATCACTCACTTAAAATATTAACCTCTCCCCCACTAGGCAAAAAGCTAGGATTATTTACTGTCGGTCTATTCAATTCCATTATTTCTTCAACCCTGTCCAAGTCTTCATATTTGTCGTAAGCAAGAACAAGAGCACTCTCAACTCCATAAGGAACGGAGTGAGAAACTATTCTCGTTAAATTTTTCCCTCTGTCGTACATGTTATCAACAAAGCTTGCTTTTATTTTTTGCATAGCTATAAAAGTTGAACTATTATCAACTTCAGGATCAGCATCTCCAAGCCTTGTAATAAAATCATCCATTGCACTAGATAATAAATCAACTACATCGTTTAATTTTTCTTGGTTACTAAAATCAATTCTCATTGCTATCTCTGCACCATTTATAAGTAACCCAAGTTTAGTTACATCAAGAATCGCTGTCCTATTTTTTAAAGCGTCTACCGAAGTATTTTCAAAAGAACTTTCATCAATCTCAGAAGCTCCAACAATAGCTTGTATAGTTGAAGTGCCAAGATTTTCTGGAATAGAAGTTCCGTCAAGAACCACTGGACTTCCTGAGCTTGAGCTTAATTCATCAGAACAAAATCCAATTACTCCTCCCGTAAAGACTTCACCACCCATACCAACACAATTTCTAAAAGCGTCTGCAGCTCCAAGTAGAGCAGCTGCAATATCACACGGAGCGTCAAGTATAGAATCTATAGTTGAAAGTATTCCTGCTATTGCTCCAGTCGCTGCTGAGATAGCTGTATTTATTCCGGCCCTTATTCCGTTTATAGCGTTCTGCACAGCGTTTAATGTCGTTGTAATATCACTTGCTAAATCTCCAACAGCATTTGCAGCATCAACAAATTGTCCTGCAAACTCATCAAGCCCTGCTAACCTTAATAATTCTCCAAGGGTATCAATTAAAGAAAGATGATCCTTAGTTGATTGGGGTAACCTGTTTGGACCTGTTATTGTAAAGGTCATTGAGAACCTTGCAATTCCACCTTGACCAAAAGTTTCTTTTATTGTAGCCTTGCCAGTTAAAGAAACATCCAACTCTCCATAAAAAGGATGGACTAGTTTTCCCTTCCCCTTTTTACGAAGGGCTTCCATCAGCTTGTCACGTTCCTGAAAATAATCAAAATCATTATCAGGATTTTGAATGACATATCCATCAAGTTTAAATTCACTCACATCAGCACCGAGGTCTTGAATATAAACTTTATCCCTTCTTTTATATTGCTTGATCTTAGTTCTTCTTCCTATACTGGCATCAGAAGTTTCTACAAAAAACTTTTCCCCTCTGAAAGAAGCTTCTCTTAAATTATCTTTCCAAGTTACCCAAGCCATTATCCGTTAACCGTCCTTAGTGGAGTAGCAATTTTTACTTTTGCATTTCCCTTCTTTTTTAATCCAGCAATTGAAGCTGTAGAATCATTGTCAGTTGTTACTTTTATATTGACAGCTGTCTCACTTTTATTTTGTAAAGCTCCTGAGACATTTTTATTTATATTTATATCTTTCTTTTTATCTTCAGTAAAAAATCCAACTACCTTATCCCAAATTCCTGCAATTACATTCCACCATCCCATAACTGTGTCAACTATTCCTTGCCATAGTTCTCCAATCCAATTTGATAATGATTTCCACTTAGCTTGAAATGCTCCAACAAATTCCCAGAAGGCTCTCTTTATGTCTCCCCATAGAGCTATGAAAAATTCTGATATAGGTTCCCAATATTTATAAATCAATAGAGCTGCTATTGCTATCGCTGCTATAATAAGTATAATCGGATTTGCCATCGCGGCGACTGCGATCTTCCATAATATTTTAATCATCCCTTTACCTACAAGCCAGAATATTTTCCCGAGCCACTTCATAGCGAAGCCCAGTTTTTTAATTATAGTTAAAGCCATCCCCCCTTTCCCAATAGTTGCAAGGAAAAGTAAAAACGGTCCGAGTACAGCAAGCACTCCGCCTATTGCAGCTCCTAATGCCTTTACAGGTGCAGGAGCTTTTGACATCCAAACTAAGAAAGAAGAAAGAGCATTTATTAGAACCTCAAAAAATTTTCCAAGCCCTCCTTCAGATAATGAAATCATAAACCCTTCAAAAGCTGACTTCAATCTTTTGACAGCTCCAGGAAGTCCTTTCATCATTGTCTTAGCCATATTCTTTGCAGCATCGTCTGAGTTTAGCAATTCTTCCTTCAACTTGTTTATACTTTTACTTCCAGATTTTTGAAGATCAAGAATTGCTCTTGCGCCTCTTTCCCCAAACATTTTAAAAAGTTGTCCAGTAGATATACCTGATTTTCCTAAGTCCCCAATAAGCCCTGTGAAGTCTTTAATCTTACCACTCTTTGTTACATAATTTTCTAAACTCAATCCAGCTTTTTCCATTCCATCTTTCATCTTTTTTGATGGGTTGACAACAGCAAGCATCGCGTTCCTTAAAAGGGTTCCAGATATCCCTCCCTTGTTTCCAGCATCTGCCATTTTTCCAAGTAATGCAGTTACTTCTTCTAAGCTTACACCAACAGTAGATGCAGTTCCTGCAATAGGTCTTAAAGCTTCAGACATTTCTTGTATATTTGTGTTTGCCTTTGACTGAACAGTTGCAAGAACATTGTTGACCCTTGTTAAGTCCTTAACTTTCAGTCCCATACTTGTCATAACATTAGTAGATATATCTGCGGCAGTCGCTAAATCTAAGGTACCGGCAGCAGCTAATTCTAAAGATCTAGGCAAAGCTTCCATAACCTCCTTAGCATTTAATCCTGCCATAGATAAAAAAGTCATTGCTTCTGCAGATTCAGAAGCACTAAACTGAGTAGTGATCCCCATCTTTTTTGCGAGCTCCCTCATCTTATCAAGATCTTTTCCTGTCGCTCCTGATATTGCGGAAACTTTATTCATGGAAGTTTCAAAATCTACTGCTGTCTCTAAAGTCAATCCTGCAAAAGCTGTCAAGGGTAAAGTCATTCCTCTACTTAACATCGATCCAGTTTCTTTTAATCTCTTTTGATTCTTCTTTAAGCTTTTTCCCATTCGCTTAAAAGAATTATTTAATTTGTCAACAGGCTTAGACATAGCAGCAAAAGACATACTGATTTTTCTCATTGGTCCAGAAGCTTTATCAATAACTCTAAAGATTGCACTTACATCAAATTCTTTTGCCATCAGCCTTTACCCCACTTATTAACTTTTTCAATCCCTTTACTCCAAAAATATAAATCTTCTATTGTCATTTCCCAAATCTCACTGGGCGGGAAATTAAAAGTACAAGCTATTCCAAATACTATTTCTTCCCAGTTTCTTGGAATAGCTCTTCCTTTTTTGTGAGGTCACTTTCAAAAATATCTGCAAGTTGTAAAGCAACTTCCATTAAATCTTCAAAATCTAACTCATCAATACTTTCTATTGGTAATCCTGACAATGCAGCAATCAAAGGTATCATTGCGGCAGGATTTATTTTGTCTTTATCCCCTGACATAACACTTTCAGGAATAACTTTTAAATGTTTAGCTTTCAACCTCCCTAAAGAAAGTTCTGAAACTTGAACAGTTCCAGATCCTTCCGTAGGAACAGGTATTGAGAATTTTAATTTTATAATCTTACTTGAAGTATTGTCCATCGTTTGTCTCCTAAATTCTATTTATATTTTTATCCGGTGGATTCTGTCCAGTAATTTCCAATAAACTTAACAGTAGTTTCTCCCTCACCAGCTGTAACTTGAAAGTTTCCAGTACAGGTTGCATCGTTCATTACATAATTTTTTCCTCCACCCGCTCCTCTGAATATTACAGTTCCATTTTGAAATATCCTTGCAAGCAAGTCAAGACTTACATCGTCCCTGTCTGTGATTGTAACCTCAAGAGTTGCAACAGAAGGTTCTTCAACAAATCCATGTAGTCCACCGTCGCCAATAACTTCTTTTCTTTCAAAAGCAGGTTCACCTGACAAACCTACTCCACCCGCAACAGCTCCGCTCTTATTTAAAAGCGGAGAACCGTTGACTATAACTTCTACTCTTCCAGTAATTTTTCCCATTCTTTACCTCCCTATAATATAAACTGAACCAACCCAGCCAAAACCCTGAATTGGTTTATAAGATCAGGAGGGAGCAAACAATCTACTCTGTTCCTGTCGTTTGCATTTCTTTCTACAACTAAATTAGTGATAAACTCTTCAATGTTTTCTATCAAACCAATGTCTCTTAGTTGAGTAAACAAAGCTATGATTTCTTGCCTGACCGTTTTTGGTTGGGCAACATTCATTCCAGCTTGAACAGGAAAAGCATCATCAGCTAATTTAAATCTTGTCACTACAAATCTTATCGTCATCCTGGCAATAAACTGATAACGAATTTCTCCAAGAGTTGCGAGTGTCTGCACATCAAGATAGCTTGCATCAGGAATACCAAGAGAATTACTTTGATAAGTTGTAATGCATCTTTCAATTAGAACATTATCAGAAGCATCTGTTATCCAAGTTGCAATACCATCGTACAAAAGTATTTCTCTTTCCGACCTGACAAATCTATTACTCACAGGTGGAGGCAAAATTCCTTTCAACTTCAAAGTATGAAGAGGTCTTGCTGGATCTTGATTAAGATTAAAACTTGCTTGTGCTCCTAATGCAGCTGCCCATTCTTCCGGACACTGAGGAGCATCATAAACTCCCATAATAGTATTATGAGGAGAGTTTCTTGCATTCCCCTGAGTAGTACAACTTGCAAGTGCAGCTCTAGTCGCTGTGAATCCATGTCCCTGTAAATTTTCTAACGGCTTGAATCTGTCTTCAAGTTCATCTTCAATTTCTTTTAAGTTTGCTGTCTCAATATAAGGTTGAACTATATATTGAAATTGTTCTCCATCAATAACTGCCCAAGCATCTCCAAGATCAGGATCAACAGTTCCACCAACACAACTTACAATTAAAGGCTCTGCAGAAAAAAGATTTGGTGTTGAGTTTCCTGCATAATAATTTGCTCGTATGTTTATATAGTTTCCCTGAGTACCTGAACAGACTGCACTGAATATTAAAGACCCACCAACTATTGCAGTCTTTATCGGCAAGCTTGAATCTACA